AATAAAATTTATTCATTTATTGATGAGCCTATTTTTGAACATGATTTTAATAATATTATAAATAATCATCCTGAAGATGATAAAGTTTATGATTTAATAGGTCAGCATGATATAAGACCTACAATTAACAAAAGACAAATTAATATAGAATTATCACAAGAAACGATAGATAGATGTCAAGAATTAGAACAATTGCCATTATAGGTTTATCAGGATCAGGCAAAACAACATTAGCAAAAGCATTGGCTAAAGAGCTTAATGCTAAACATTTAAACGCTGATGAAATTAGGCATGAATATAATGATTGGGATTTTTCTGAAGCAGGTCGATTAAGACAGGCGCATAGAATTAAAAACTTATCTGATAAACATGATTTAGTCGTATGCGATTTTATAGCACCAAAAGCTATTCATAGGCATATTGTTGATGCTGATATATTAGTTTGGATGGATACAATTAAAGAAAGCCAGTATAAAGATACTGATAGTTTATTTGAGCCGCCTAATCAATATAATTTTAGAATTACAGATAAAAATGCAGATAAATATGTTAAAATAATCTGCAATTATATTGAAACAAGATAAGACCATCCGCGTTCTGTAAGCATATAGGCGCGTTATTAACCTAGTGAGGAAAACATGGCTATCTTTAATAAAAATACTCTTGCCCAAGTAAGTGGTTTTGACAATCCAATTATTGCTGGTGAGTTAGTTTATAATCAACAAACTTATTGGAATCTTGTATTTACTTCTAATGATGCACCTGTCGATTTAACAGGCGCAACCATTTCAGCGTCTATTATTCGTAGACAATTAAGCAATATTCGAGATAGTCGTTATGGGCTTACTTTTGATATAGCTGATTATACACCTGCACCTTCAGCCGTTCCTCTTACTATTACAAATAGAGATGACGCGGCAGGCACATTTACCCTTGTTATTGATGAAGGCTCATGGGGAGTTATAGCTTCCGATCCACAATTAGATATTAATGCTGAAAACTGCGTAGGCTTTTCAGGTCGCATTAAAATATCATTTCCTGCGGTAGGATCAACACCAGCACAAGATTCAATTATTTTCTTATTATTCTTGGTTCGTTCTGATGGCGTAATAAATTAATATGGCTACATTATCAATCACTCCAGCACCATCGAATGAGGTAGCCGTATCAGTTAATTCAACTGATGTAACTTTATCTCAAGGCACTACACTTAATGTTGAGGTAACTCCAACACCTGCAACTACTATTGTTGTTGATCGTGGCGTTACAGGCGCTCCAGGTGCGTCAGGATATTCAGGATATTCAGGTTATTCAGGATATAGTGGCGTTGGCTCAAGCGGATTAAGTGGCTATTCAGGCTGGTCAGGATTTAGTGGTGAAAGTGGCGAACAAGGCGCACAAGGGTTGTCAGGATTTTCAGGTTTTTCAGGTCAAGATGGCGCTAGTGGGGTTTCAGGTTATAGTGGCCAACAAGGTGAAAGCGGGTTTTCGGGTTATAGCGGTATTGATGGTCAATCAGGATTTAGTGGTATAAGCGGTTATAGTGGTCAATCAGGATTTAGTGGATATAGCGGTATAAATGGCTTAAGTGGCTATTCAGGCATAAATGGATATTCAGGCATTTCAGGATGGAGTGGTGAATCAGGTTATTCAGGATATAGTGGCATATCAGGTTATAGCGGCATTAATGGTGAAAGTGGCACAAGTGGTTTTTCAGGTATATCAGGCTTTAGCGGATTTAGTGGCTATTCAGGAATAGATGGGACTGCTCAATCAGGTATTAGTGGTTATTCAGGCTATAGTGGATTTAGCGGCGCGCAAGGTGAAAGTGGTTATTCAGGCATTAATGGATTAAGCGGTTATTCAGGCCAAGATGGTCAATCAGGTTATTCAGGCTATAGCGGATATAGCGGTGAAATAGGCCTATCAGGTTTAAGTGGCTTCAGCGGATTTAGCGGAGAATCAGGATTTAGTGGCTTTAGTGGCGCTCAAGGTCAATCAGGTTTTTCAGGATTTTCAGGCTTTAGTGGCACGCCTGGATCATCATCAAGCTTTTTTGAATATGATGCAAACACTACATCAACTTCAGGTTATCCAGGCAACGGATTTTTATCTTGGAATAATGCAACTCAAATAAGTGCAACTGCAATTAATGTTTCTCATCTTAATAAAAATAATGATGATATTGATATTTATTTGGCATTATTAAAAATTACTGAACAATTTGTTATTCAAGATAAAACTTCAAGCGCTAATTATCAAACTTGGGAAATTAATGGAACGCCTATTCATTTTAATCCAGGCACATCAACATCTTATTGGGAATATCCTGTAACTTTAATTTCAAGTGCAGGCACAGGCACTACAAACTTTTCTAATAACCATGATTTAGTTTTTGCACTTGTTAATGGTGTATCAGGCTTTAGCGGATATAGCGGATTTAGTGGATATAGTGGATTTAGTGGCGAATCAGGTTATAGCGGTATATCAGGATATAGTGGACAACAAGGCCCACAAGGCATTAGTGGTTATAGCGGTTATAGCGGATATAGTGGTGAACAAGGCTTAAGCGGCTTTAGTGGTATCAATGGTGCTTCAGGTATATCGGGCTTTAGCGGTGCTACAGGCTCTAATGGCGCTAGTGGATTTTCAGGTTATTCAGGTTATTCAGGCGAACAAGGAATTTCAGGATTTAGTGGCCAAAATGGTGCTAGTGGTATAAGTGGTTATAGTGGCGCTAATGGCGCTTCAGGTATAAGTGGATATAGTGGTTATAGTGGCGCTGAAGGTGCTAGCGGTATTTCAGGTTATAGTGGCTATAGTGGAGCGCAAGGCTTATCAGGTTATTCAGGTATAAATGGAACATCAGGTATTAGTGGTTTTTCAGGCGCTAATGGTGCTAGTGGTATTTCGGGTTATAGTGGATATTCAGGAAGTGGCATTAGTGGTTTTAGTGGCTATAGTGGATATAGTGGATCAGGTATATCAGGATATTCAGGTTATAGTGGATCAGGCATAAGTGGGTATAGTGGATATAGCGGCGCTGAAGGAATTAGTGGTTTTTCAGGGTTTAGTGGAGCTACGGGCGCTAGTGGTTTATCGGGATTTAGTGGCCAAAATGGTGCTAGTGGTATAAGTGGGTTTTCAGGATATTCAGGATCAGGAATTTCAGGTTTTAGTGGCTATAGCGGTTATAGTGGAATTAATGCAACATCAACCACTAGAACAATTACAGACTTTACACCAACTGCTGGACAAACTACATTTACTCTTTCTTATACATTAGGTTATTTAGATGTTTATCGAAATGGTGCAAAATTAGCCAATGCAGATGTAACAGCAACTAATGGCACTTCATTTACTATTGGCGCTTGTTCTGTAACGGATGTTGTTCAAGCCATTGCTTATTTTGGTATTAATATTGGTGTATCAGGTTATAGTGGATATAGCGGTTATAGTGGCGCTCAAGGTGAAAGTGGCATATCAGGTTATAGTGGATGGTCTGGAATTTCAGGATATAGCGGATCAGGTATAAGTGGTTATAGTGGCGCTTCAGGTATATCAGGTTTTTCAGGTCAAAATGGTGCTAGTGGCATAAGTGGTTATAGTGGTTTTTCAGGATATTCAGGATCAGGAATTTCAGGATATTCAGGCTATAGCGGGGCTGAAGGTATAAGTGGATTTAGCGGCTTTAGTGGTGAAAATGGTGCTAGTGGTATAAGTGGGTTTTCAGGATATTCAGGATCAGGTATTAGTGGTTTTAGCGGATTTAGTGGTATATCAGGATTTTCAGGTTTTAGCGGAACAGTTGGCGCTGAATTAGATGCAACCGCAGGTGCTTCTATTACGCAACAAACATTTCAATCAACTGGATTAACTGCAACTTTAGGTGTTGGCACTTATAATTTTGTTGTTTGGCTTTATGGAAATTCAACACAAACTGCTGGCGCACAATTTACATTGGCATTTAGCGGAACTGCAACTTCAGTTGAGTGGATGCAAACTGCTAATGCCGCAGGAACAACATTAACTGCAACATCAAGACAAACTGCATTAGGATCAGCTGGAACAACATCTTGGACATCCAATGGTGTTGAATCTTATGCTACACTTGTTGGTAAAATTGTAACATCAGCAGGCGGAACATTGACTGTTCAGGCATTAAAAGTAAATTCAGGCACTTTAACAATTAGAGCAGGTTCTAGTTTATTGATAGATCAAACAGCATAGGAGTAATACATGGATAAGATAACACAAGACGCTTTGGCATATTTTAAAAAGCATGATCCAAATCATTATAGATTTTTACTTACAAATAATTATGAGCGAGCGGTTTTTCTAAAAGGCGATCCCGTTTATCCTAGAGAAGCCACTCGTTATCTTTGGGCTAACCGCAATCTATTAGGTAAGAATATTCTTGAAATAGGTTGCTCTACAGGTTACGGCTCTCAATTCCTTCCCAATGATTCAAACTATATAGGATTAGATTATGATCCTCTTATTATTAATGTCGCACGCGAACAGGAATGGGGCTTAAACACATCTTTTACTAACGCTGATATAAATACCTATCCTTTAGCACAATATGACACCATAATCGCTTTTGAGCTTATTGAGCATATTGATAATGGCCTTGAAATAGCACAAAAACTTAAACAGCATTGTAGGCGACTTTTATTAACCACTCCACATAATGAGCCAGTAGGATTTTGGGGCGAACATCATAAGCTTCATGGCTTAAACGAATCACATTTTCCCGACTTTCAATATAACTATATCAATGAACATGGCTACATTTCAGAAACTTTACCTGAAATTAATGACAAAAATAGATTTAATCTTATGATTATGAGGTGGGATCGTGGATAGAGTTCTTTGTTCAATAGCCACTCGCGGTCGTTATCAAACTACTTTACCTTTAACTCTTAACGCTATAATTAATCAGACAAAAAAGGTGGATAAGTTAGTCATTTTTGATGACAATGACGAGCCACAAGACATGAGAAAAGAGCTAATTTATAGTTACTTTTTTCAAATGCTTTCTATTAAAGGCATTGCTTGGGAATGGGTTTATGCTGGCAAACAAGGTCAGCATTATATTCATCAAATGGCAAATCACATGGGCTATGATTGGGTATGGCGCGTTGATGATGATGCAATACCCGAACCTAATGTTTTACAAAACCTTTTTAATTACACTCATAAAAATGTAGGCGCAATAGGTGGCGCAATATTAACACCGCCATTGCAATTTCAAAATGAAAAGCCTACAGGCAAAATAGAATTAATTAATAGAGAGCCTAATATCCAATGGTCATTTATTAATAAGGTTAAAGAAGTTGAGCATTTACATTGCTCTTTTCTTTATCGTGCTGGCGTGCATGATTATCATTTAGGACTTTCAAGAGTAGCGCATCGAGAGGAAACATTATTTACTTATGGACTGTTTAAAAAAGGATATAAAATACTTGCAGTTCCTAATGCTAATACTTGGCATTTAAAAAATCCTAATGGCGGTATTCGATCCGAAACAAATCAACAACTTTATAATCAAGATGAAACTGTATTTAATAACTTAATTAATTACAGCGATAAAACGATTGTAATCTTAATTGGCGGCATGGGTGATCATATTGTATTTACTCATGTATTGCCTGAAATTAAAAACCCTGAAATATTTACTTGCTTTCCTGAAATAGTGCCAGGCAAATCAATTGCTGAAGCGCATTCTTTATTTGGAAATTTAGATCAATGGAATGTTTATATTAGAATGCATCAATGGAAATGGAAAGGTAGTTTAGAAGATGCTTATAGAAAGATGTATGTATGATTATTATTAGCCCATACTCTAAAAAATTAATGAGCGGTAAAAACAATCCTAAAAATTATCCTTACTGGAAGGAACTCATTAGACTAATTAAAGAACCAATAGTTCAAGTAGGCATTGAAGGTGAAGAGCAATTGGTAGATGATTTTAGAAAAAATTTATCATTAAAAGATTTAGAAAAGCTCTTAAGTGAATGTAAAACATGGATAAGTTGCGATTCTTTTTTTCAGCATTTTGCTTGGGATAAGAAAAAATATGGTATAGTTCTATGGTCAGTTTCCGATCCTAATATTTTTGGCCATCCTGAAAATATTAATCTATTAAAAGATAGGAAATATTTGGTTGAAAATCAATTTTTATGGTGGGAAGACACAAATTACGATGCTAACAAATTTGTTAATCCTGAAATAGTTATTGAAAGTTTAAATGCAAACTTCCCATGAAACCATCGATGACCTCTTCGATTTTCTACAAAATAAAACAATCAAAAATGTCGATGTTGATAATTACGACGGTAAGAATTATTTGGTATTTTTATTATCTGATGGTTCTTATGCTTATATATCTGCTGGCGACAATAATAGTAGCCTTTACTTGGCTATTGAAAAACATGTTATTAATTAGTGGAAAGAAATAATTATGGATATGCAATCTATTTTAAATGTAGTTTTAATGGCAGCCCTGTCTATTGGAGGTTGGTTTGTAAGACAAATGTGGGATGCAGTTACAAATCTTAAAGATGATTTAAAAAAAATTGAAGTTGATATGCCTACACATTATGTTAGAAAAGATGACATGGAATCTCGATTTGATAGAATTGAAGCATTATTAGATAAGCTATACGAAAAACTAGATAATAAGCAAGATAAGTAATCAATTTTGATACTTTATGATATCAAGAGATAAAAAAGGCAAAATAGAATATCTTCGAAAATATAAAGCCGAACATCGCGAAAAAACTCTATATCAGCAAGCTCATTACAGAGCAAAAACAAAAGGAATCCCTTTTGATATAGAGATATCTGACATTATCATACCTGAAGTATGCCCCATACTTAAAATACCGCTGAAAAAAACTATTGACGGTGATAGACATCATTCCCCAAGCCTAGATAGAATAGATAACGAAAAAGGTTATACAAAAGGCAATATTCAAGTTATTAGCAATAAAGCAAATAGCATGAAACATACAGCAGATAAAATAGAACTTTTAAACTTTGCAAACTGGATTAAAACAACTTACGGAGAATAATATGGCGGCCAAATATAGTGAAGCAGGAAAAGGGTCAACTAATAAATTAAAACAAAAGTCTAAATTTGATGAAAACTTTGACAGAATATTTGGCAAAAAAGAGGAATACTTTGATTCCGATGAAACTACGGACTGGAATGAAGACAGGCTCGATATTATTGGGCAAAATGGCAATATAGGGTATAGGGCGGATGAATGAACTGGTTATACATACTTCTTGCGGTCATAGCCGACATAACTTTGATAATTAATGTTATACACCACTGGTAAATAAAAAAGGGCCGTAAAGGCCCTTAATTATTGATGAATACCATTTTTCCGAGGAACGCTATTCACCACATTTAAAATAACTATTTATTCATAACATACATAGTTACTTCAAATCCAAATCTCATTTCTGTAGCTGCTGGAGTTGTCCACATAATATTAGTCCTTAATTTAATCCAAGCAAAATAGCTTGTGTTTATTATTATGGCTTTTATTAAAGACAAAACCATCAGTAAAATCATTAAAATGGCATATCCGCTTCTACAGCAGGTGCAGATTCACCTTTAGGCTGAACTTGTTTACCAATAGATACGCCTAAATATGGATTGCCAGTTTTTGTTTGATTATTATAGATATTGAAATAATAAGTAGCGCCAGGAATAGCACCTTCAGGTAAAACAATCTTACCTTGATAGTCGCCATGCCAATCTTCTGTCTTATTTTCATTTTTAAAAGCACTGCCAGTGCCAGGTTTAGGAACATATTGTTCAGCCATTTGTAAACTCCTCTAATTTTAATATAATATTTTCAATCTCATCATTTA